GCAATGCTGGGTGCGCTAGGCAGATTTGATTATGACCACGCTTGGTGGGTAACTAGGGGCTGGGTGGTTAAACCCTAATCACAGGTTGTGTCACTGTGGTGGCAATCGGCTGAAACTCTTATTTGGTAAGGGTTATAAATTGATGCTTGTGGTTAGTTATCAGTTGTGGTAATAATTGTGTATCAGGAATTAACCTGCAAAACCAAAGGAAACCAAACCATGAAACAATCAGAGATTCAAGAAGTAATCAATACAAATCCCACAGCAGTTTTTAGTCTGAATCAGAGATACACCTGCCATTACATCATCACTGGCTTTGTCAAAGAAACCCATTGGAACAATCGTGGCAGCAAGCCAATGACATACGCACTAGCACAACAAATTATCTTTGATGCCGATACACAAACCATTATGACTTGCAAACTGGTAGAGAACATAGCATTGCGTTCTGTTGCTGGTGTCTTCAGCAATTCAGTTGATTCATACAAAGCGCACAAGATTGACATGGCACAACGCAGTGCTAACGCACGCATTGTTAAAGAACAAAATGAAAACGCCATGAATGACATAAAGCCAGAACTTGATCGTTTGTTGAAAGCACTGAACATTGAAAACAAAGAACGCAATTATTCAACAGCAACAACATTCAAGATTGAAGTTGATGTGAAGAGCGCAATTGCGTTGCTTGCTTTGCTAAACACATTTGTTCCGGAACCAGTTAATAACTAAAACTGATATGAAGACTTACAGCACAGCAAACGAAGCAACACGATCATTGATGCACGCTGCGTATATGAACCCATATGTGGCAACGCTGACCATTAAAGAAGTTCCACACAAGCGTGTGTACCCCAAAGAGTTAAAAGCAAGTGATTCAATAGCAATCTTTGTAAATACATCAACGCTTATTTCTGAAGGTTATTTTGTTTGGAAAACCATTGGTGCAATAGCACACAACAAACAACACTTCTATTGGATTTTTACTGATGGCACAGTGTTGAAACAAGGCAAGCGTTCACCATCAAAATTAGAAGTGATGATATAAAAAAGCCATTGACAATCAGCACACATCACATGGCAGGTCATCAACCAGTGCTGTTCCAGCGTCATTCCAGCCCATACGCATCTTTGTACCCTTACACCTAAAACAAACGCTTACAGAGCGTGTAGGGCTGGTGTGTGTGGATTGTGGAACCTTTGCCAGTTCCCGATCAAACTGCATCACACTAGGAACAGTGGCGCATCTGGTCAGCGCATCACGCACATCATCAACAGACCAACCGGAATCCAATGCAGCAGTGATCACAGATTGCAAAGCAAAAAACGCACGCTTACCTGTTGGGGTTTTGCCACCAGTGCGTGTCTTGTACAACTGCCACCATTCATCAGCAAGTGTTTTCACGCTTGCCTGTTCTTGACTTTGGTTAATACTGTCTATAGTTCTTGGGTTGTTTTTGTCCCTACCTGTAGGTGCTTTCTTGTCTCTAGGTAGGGTTGATTTTGTCCCTACCCCAGCATTAGTTATCACTGTGTAATGATTGCTAGTTAAATCACCATTGGCTGATGTGCGCTGGTGCATAGACACAGCACCCAAAGCAACCAGTTCTTTCAATGCCCGATCAATACTTTTAGTGGTGGTGCAGCAACGATCAGAAAGGGTTTTGCGTGATGGGTGGCAACCTCCGGAATCTTTATCTGCATACCTTTGCAGCGTGGCGTAAAGCCTTACAGCCAGTGCCGAAACATCAGCATATAAAACCCATTCAGGAACTATTGAAAAGTAATTATCAGCAGTGATTCGTTGTGTCATGTTTGTTCTTTCATGCGTGGGTTTGACACTCTAGGTGGTACCATCATCATCTGCATGGTTTCGCTAAAGCGTTGTTATGTTTGTTCATGTGAAAACCCTTGCTGGCTAGTTCAGTAAGGGTTTTTGCATTTGTGGGTTTCAAGTATGACACACCCATATGCCATAGTGATCACATGAAGAAAATAACTAAACCCACACATGGCAGCCTTGAATGGTTGCAGACACGCCACAAGCATGATGGGCAAACCATTGTGGGCGCATCAGAAGTATCAATCATCATGGGTTGCAATGACTGGAAAAACATTATTGATCTTGCTATAGAAAAAATGCAGCCACCCATAGTGCGTGAACAGAATGATGCAATGAAGCGTGGCACATGGCTTGAATCCGGATTGATTACAGCAGCGCAAGAAGAACTAAACCTGCAAGTTGAAACACCAGAAGTGATGTACCTGAATGGCAGGTTGATAGCCACGCTTGATGGGCTTGCTAATGATGGGCGTTTGATTGAATGCAAGACCACAACAAAATGGGTTGCCAATGAACCCTGCCTGCCTGAATGGTATTGGCAAGCACAAGCACAGATGTTTTGCAGTGGTGCTGAACTGGTTACTTTTGTGGTGCTAGATCGGCAACTGCGTATCAGTATGTTTAATGTTGAACGCCACAACAATGATATTGAACTGATGGTTGAAAGGGTTACAGCGTTCTGTGAATCCATTGATGCAGACAAACTGCCAGAAGATGTGCCACTGAACTACACACAGGTTTCACTGCTACACCCACAGCCATCTGGGGAACTGCAACTAGACAGTGCAGCACTATCACTGATCATGGAATGGAACGCAGCCAAAGCAGCGTTGAAAGAAATAGAGCAACTTGAAAACGATCTGAAAGACAAACTTGCCAACCTGATGCGTGACCATGAAACAGCCAGCATTGATGGTCAAAAGGTATTGACATTCAAAGCCCAATCAACCAGCCGATTTGACAGCAAAGCATTCAATGATGCGCACCCAGATATGGCAAACCAGTTCACCAAAACATCATCATTCAGAGTGATGCGCACAGTGAAAGGTGCAGTGTGATGACACAGCCACAGATCTACAACCTGCTTACACAAGTGATGACAGATGCAGGTGCAGTGAAGAAGGGTGATTTCAACAGCCACCAGAAGTTTAACTTCAGGGGCATTGACGCAGTGATCAATGCTGTATCACCAGCGTTGCGCAAGCATGGCGTTGTTGTAGTACCAACAGTAATCACCAGTGATTATGAATCTGTGCAGGTGGGGCAGAACAGAACAGTGATGGGACACGCACGCATCACAATCACCTATACCTTTTACGCACCAGATGGTTCAAATGTGGCTGCAACTGTCAGTGCTGAATCTATGGATAGTGGTGACAAAGCCACAGCAAAGGCTTACAGCGTTGCATTCAGAACAGCACTGCTTCAGACACTGTGCTTACCAACTGATGAAGCAGACCCTGATTCAGATACCTATCAAAGATCTGCGCATGATGCACCAGAGCGTGAACAGCCAACACGCATTGAAAGACCACAGCAGGCTGCACAAATAAAAAAGCCAGCAGCATCACCAGCAACCAAAACATCAGGTGCATTGATAACTGAAGCACAAACAAACTTCATCAACAACTTGTTGCATCAAACAGAATGTGATGAACAACTATTGATAGATCAGTTTGGTTCTGGAATTACTGGTATGTCATCACAAGTTGCTAAGAAAGTAATTGATGCGCTGTTGTCAGTGCGCAAAGGTGAAGCAGAAATTGTTATGGGTTCAGATGGCAAGTTTCTCATTGCCTGAAATCAGTGATGGTGATTGTTTCACTGTGAATGGTTTGCGTGGCAAGTTTGTTTATCGGGGCTTGAATGCTGATGGTTCTGTGTGCTGTTTTGGTGGCACTACTGGCAGGGAACGCTGGCGCAGTTTCCCTTTGGATAGGGTTTCTAGGATTATGAAACCCTTACCCAGCAAGGCTTAAACAGGGTACTTGTGTTTGGGTATTACCTGTGGTTATAGTTGGGGTATGAACAAACACCAACTACTGAAAGCAACACTATGAACGCTAGATGGAAATGCCCGAACTGCAACACAGGTGTGATTGCACCAACCAAGCCACGCAAGAATGATGTTCGCAGGTATTGCCTGCCATGTTCATCAAAGGCTGGCGTGCTTGTTGAACGCATTGCGCCAGCGTTAGAAAAGAAGCGTGAAGCAAAGAAAGAAACCACTAAGAAAAAGACAGCAGCCAAGCGTGCAACTATCAGCAAAAATAATGCACCTGTGAAAGAGCAATCACGCATTGATGCGCTGCGTGTCAAGATGATTAACAAAGAAGCAGAACGCATTTGGCGTTTGATGAAGCCATACCACAATGGCAAACCAATGCCCATGATCACAATCGTGCGTGCGCAGAATCGTGGCAGGCAATATGGTCACGCTAAGCATTGGGCAAACAGTATTCAAGTGAATGTTGATTGTGATCAAACCATAAGCAGAAGCAAGCGTGTGTGGGAAGTGTTAGCGCATGAACTTGCGCACTGTGCAGTGCCACCAAAGCACACTGGTAACAGCAAGCGTGATGTGCATTCAAAAGAGTTTTACCAGTGCCTGCGTGAAGTGTGGCAGCAACGCTGGAAATGCCGGATCTCATTCCATGAAGTATCCACATGGGGTTATTCAGTTGATTACATCATTCAACGCCAAGCATCACAATTAATTGATTGGGTACTACCCACGATAGAAAAGACAAAAACACAATGAACACATCAATAGAAGTAATCACAAGCCACAGCACAGTGCTAGGCGCAAAAGCATTCCTGATCATGGGTGAATATGCGCACAACGGTAACGCTGTGCAATCACTGCCACTGTCAGTACAAGATCTTTGCGATTTGGCTGCTGAACTGTTACAAGTAGCAATAGACATGAACACTGATGCTGCTGTTGATGCTGCCGATAGGCAATCCGATCGTGCTTCCGGAAAAGGCACTGACCAGTACGCATTGGAACTTGCCAAGCAAAGAGAGAAAGACAAAGCAGCAGGTATTTATGCCACCAACCCGATTGGCAAAGCAGCACAAGAATTAGCAGCACAAATGTTGAGAGACACACAATGACCAGTGACCAGCCCAACTTGTTTGATGATGAAGAACCATCAGATGATGACCTAATGCCATACGCAGGCACAGCAGGCTATGTAGAGCAGCCAGCCAGCAAAGATAGAGCCATCAAAGAAGCACGATCGGGTAAATCCATCAAGCGTGCCAAAGAGATACTGCACCTTCTTGCATCAAACCCAGAAGGCTTGACCTATCAGCAGGTTGGTGATTTGTTGAATCTGCATCATGGGCAATCGTCCGGAGCGTTATCAATCCTTCATCAGAATGGGGTGGTGTTTATGTTGCGCAAGAAAATCAACAGGTGCCATGTGTATGTGCATTCAAATCAGCGTTACAAATATGAAGATGCAGCACGCATTGATAAACCTGCTGCCACCCGATCGGGGCTTAGGCGCAAACAACTAGAACAGTTATTAGAACTGGTGATGGAACAGGTGCGTAGTGGCACGATTACAAACCCCGACATCATTACCTGCGCATTAGAACTGAACAAGCATCAGTGATGTTCTACACTTGCTGAATGGCAGAAGAAGAAGCAGCACGCAAAGGTGAATGCCCATGTGGGTGTGATCTGTTTGGCAACATCACTAACCAGCGTCATGTGCGTGGCTGTTCGTGCAAGCGTTGCATGGGTGCTAGGAATCGGCGCAAGGGTCTGACCAAGCAGCGCACAGCACGCAAGGCTTTAGGTGTGAAACCATCAAACAAGTTTGGTGATGCCAATGAAGAAAACTGGCAAGATTCATTGTTTGCTAATGAAGTCAAAGCAGGCAAGCAGATACAGCCAGCAGTTACAGCGTGGCTGCGCATTGAAGCACAGGTGTTATCTAACCAGTCTGATTATGGAAGCCTGCGTAAGCCCACTAGGGCTGTGCTGATGCCTGATGGGTGGTCTGATGGGCTGGTGATTGTCAAGTTGTCTGTATGGGCTGAATTGATTGCACCTGCACTGGCTGCCTACTATGACCAATCCTGAAACCCTTTCCCGATAAGCCCCAAAGCAGGGTATTTGCGTTCGGGTATTAGTTCTGCTTATGATGGGTACATGAACACATACAAGATTTATTGCACCATGCCAACAGCCACAACTAATGATTGGTGTGATGGTTATGGGGACTTCACCAACTTCAGAACACGCATGGTTGATGTAGTTGATGCAACATCAGAACAAGCAGCACTAAAAGCATTCAAGAACACACGCATGGTTACTTACTATGCAGAACCACTATCGGAAGATGACTAATGAACACACAACCAATAACAATCATCAGTGCATCTGATGTAACACCCGATTGCTTACAAGCAGCAGAAGAAATATTTGATGGGTTCTTTAGCCCAACAGAAAACATTGATTGGTGGTCTTTCCTTGATCGTTTAGAAGCATGGGGTTGGTGTTCACCAACAGTGGATTCACCTGCCATCAACAAAATCAAACGCCACATCAACAAAATCAAGCACCAATAGAACCATGACTAATGAAAAGCCAATCACATTTGGAAGCCTCTTCAGTGGGGCTGGTGGCTTTGATTTAGGTTTAGAGCGTGCAGGTTGGCACTGCAAGTTTCAGGTTGAATGGGACAAATACTGTCAGCAAGTCCTGCAACATCATTGGGCTGATATCCCTAGATGGGAAGATGTGCAGCAGGTTAATGGTGCAGACCTACCACCTGTTGATGTAATTGCGTGGGGTTCACCATGTCAAGATTTATCTAGTTCCGGACATCGCATGGGGCTTGATGGCAAGAAGTCATCAATGTTTTATGAAGGCATCAGAATTATTAAAGAAATGAGAAAAGCAACTAATGAAACCTATCCAACTATCTCTATTTGGGAGAATGTCGCAGGTGCAATCACTAGCAATGATGGTGATGACTTTCAGATCGTTCTACGGGAAATGGCAAACGCAGGGTGTGATCACATTGAATGGAGATTGCTGGACAGCCAGTGGTTCAGAATCCCACAGCGCAGAAAAAGAATCTTTGTTATCGCTATCTGGGATTCTGCAACCATCATCACAGATGGACAACAAATACTTGCTGACACCTAAAACAGCCAAAGGAATAATCAATCGGGCATTCAATCGGGATAAACCAATCCCAATGCAATTTCAGGTGGCATTAGAAAAAGTTGCTTCACAAGCCAGCCAACAGCCATCAATCCCCGATCAGGCAACTTTGATTGATATGAAGGTATTTCATAATCATGGCTTCTCACTATGGAAAGAAGACATCAACACAGTTGGCACATTGGTTGCTAGAGATGCAAAAGGTGCAAGGCATTATGTTGTTTCAGAATATGCAGATGAAACCACGATCGTTAGCAAGTTCACAGAAATAGATTATGAACGCTTAATGGGCTGGGAAGATGACCACACACGCTTCAGGGCTGATGGTAAAGAAACACCATCAACACAGCGTTACAAGATGTGTGGCAATGGTGTTGTATCACCAGTAGCAACATGGATAGCCCAACGCATCACACAACAAATCAATAAGCAATGTTGATATTTGATTTCTTTGCTGGCACCGGATCAGCCACACAAGCATTCAAAGATGCTGGGCATACCGTAATCACATTTGAAATTGATGAATCAC